GATCCTCATCGCCCGGCCAGGATCTGCCGCAGCAAAAGGCGCAGCATCGGCGCCACGCCCGCCAGCCCCATCTCGACGATGGCCGCGCCCACCCGCTCGCGCTCGGGCCGCCCCTCGCCGATGCAATGCCACAGCAGCGCCGCGACCTCGCCCAGGGTCAGCGTGCCCGCCGCCGCCCGCTCGACCAGCGCGAACAGCGGGCCCAGCTCACCCTCCGCCGCGACCAAAGCGGCAAAGCTCGGGCGGATCACATGGGTGACGCCATCGACAGCCAGCGCCGCCTCTCCCCGCGCCGGATTGGCCCCCGCCGCCCCGCTCATGCGCTCACCACCGGGCCGCTGCTTTCCAGCGTCACGGCATAGGTCCGCTCGCCATTATAATCGCCGGCATAATCCAACCGGGTGAGCAGGAATTGCCCGCGCAGCACGTCGCCTCCTTCGAAGCTGACTTCATAATCGTCGATGGCCCCCGTCAGGGCGTGGCCGCGCAGCCGCGTTTCGGCCGCCGACCCGGTGAAGATGCCCGCGCCCGAAATGCTGACCGACCGCGTGCCCGCCCCCGACAACAGCACGCGCCAGCCGCCGGAATCCTTGGTCGTTACGTTCACCGCCTCGCCGTTTACGGACATTTGCGTAGTGCGCAGGCCCGCCACGGTAACGTAGTTCACCGGGCTGTTGCCATCGCCGCATTTAAGCAAGAACTGACTTCCTTTTTCGACTCCCATGGCGCATTCTCCGCGTCAAAATTGATACTCTCAGAGGGGATGCTGAAGATGATCGCTACCGCACTGATGTTGCTGCTCGCCACGCCGCAGGTCGACCCGGTGGTCAAGCCGCGTGAGGACTATGCCAAATGCCTGCGCGCGCTGGTGAAGCCCGCGCTGGAATCCAAATTGTCGAACGCCGATTTCGCGGCCCGCATGAAGGAAAAATGCGCGGCGCAGGAAAGCGCGTTCCGCGCCGCCGCCGTCGCCTCTGCCAAGGCCGATCATATGAGCGACAAGGACGCTCAGGAGGATGCCCAGTCGCAGATCGACGATTATATGGACAAGTTCGGCGGCATCTATGGCGACTTCCTCGCCAATGGCGGCACGCCGGGCGACTAAGCCGCGCGCGGCGGGCCGGATCGTCCCGGCCCGCACCTGCCCTTATCCTGCCGGAACCATGCGCGCGCGGTAATCGATCGTTGCGCGCCAGCGGGCCGACGCTGCCCTGCCGATCCGGGTTTTGCTGCGCAGCATAGTGACGATCCGCCAGTCCGTGACCGCGACCGCATCCATCGCTCCGTCCAGTGCCGCCAGCATGTCGGACAGCGCCGCGCTCTCCCGCCCGGACAGCATGATGTCGATGCCGATGCGCACCTCCGCCCCCGCGACACCGCGCCCGCCCCACGGCTCGCTCTGGCTGGGACCGATGGCGATGTGCGGTGCCGCCGCACCGTCCATCTCCCCCTCTCCCACGCTGTTGACCAGCGCGCCCAGCGCCGCATCGACCCGCAGGCGGTCCAGCACCGCCGCGCGCAACATCGCCTCCGCCGCCGCGCTCATCGCGCACCGATCCCGAAACGCAGCGCCGGGTCACGCTCCATCCGCGCGTTGAGCCGCCGCCCTTCCAGCACGATCGTCTCTCCTTCCTCGCGCACGCTGACGCCCGGCAGCGCCGCGCGCGCCGCATCCACCAAAGCCGCCCTGCGCCGGGCCGCCTCCCGCGCGCCGATCCGCGCCGCCGCGCGCAACGCCACGTCGATCATCGCCGCGCCGCCCGGCCAGCCGCGACACGCACGCCGACACCGCCCAGCCGCATCCGACGCCATGGCCGCCACAGCGCCGCCACCGTCGCGGGAAGGGCGCTGCCCGCCGCCGCGCCCGTCCCCGCCTCGCGCCGCCAATAGGCTTCGGCCGCCAGCCGCACGATCCCGCTGCGCAGCGGTTCGGGCACCCACTCGGCCGCACCGGCCAGCCCCGCCTGATAGGAAACGCGCGCCCGCCCGGCCGCCCCAGCCCGGTCGATCCGCACCCACCCCTCGCCATCGGCGTCGATGTCGATGGCATAGGCATCGACCGGCAGGACGAACGCCGCGCCCTCCGCGGGCACGCCCATCACCTGCGTGATCGCGCTCACCGGCGCTTGCGCCAGCCTTGTCCAGCCCGCCTCCACCGGCACCATGTCCTCGAAATTGCGCCGCACCAGCGCCTGCCCCGTAAACCGCTCGCACTGCCCGCTCGCCGCGCCGAGCAGCCGGTCGAGGAAAATGTCCTCGCTTGTGCCCGTCACCCGCAAATAGGCTTTCAGCTCATCGAGCGAAGCGCCGGCGGGCGCGGGCGCCTCCAACAGCATCTCCATGCCATCCCCCACGAAAACGGGGGCGCGCCATCGCGGCACGCCCCCAGCAGTAACAACCCTCCGCGTGGGAGGGGCATCGGCAACCCCGATCGGCAGCGCCGACCGGCCCGCGCATCAGGACGCGGCGAACTTCATCAGCTTGATCGCCTCGCTGTCGGTCACCGCGCCACCCACGCGCTTGACGGCATAGAAATGCACGAACGGTTTGTTGCTGAACGGATCGCGCAGGATGCTCGTCGCGCTGCGCTCCGCTATCACATAGCCGCGGCGGAAATTGCCGAACGCGATGGACAGGCTGTTGGCCGCGATGTCGGGCATGTCGGCGGCCTCCACCACCGGATAGCCCAGCAGCGTGCCGGGCTGCCCCGCCGCCAGCGACGGTTGCCACAGGAACGCGCCGTCCGCCGTCTTCATCTTGCGGATCACGGCCAGCGTGGCGCTGTTCATCACGAAGCTGGCCTCCTGGCGGTATGGCGCACGCAGCGCATGGACCAGGTCGATCAGCCGGTCCTGCGGGCTGCTCGCGGCAAAGGCGCCCGCCGCGCCCGACGGCACATATTGCAGCGTGCCGAACGCGCGCACCCCGTCCACCGCGTTGCTGGTGGCATAGGACAGGAAGCCCTTGGGCTTGGCCGTGCCGTCGCCGCTAACGAACGCCGCGCCCTCGGCACGGGCGAACTCGCGCCCCACCTCGTCGGCCAGCCACGCCTCCACATCGAACTGCGCATCGTCCAGCATCGCCTGACTGGCGGCGGGATTGGCATAGAGCTCGCCCTGCGGCGGCGCGATCTCGGCAAAGGCCGGGGTGTCGGTTTCCGGTCGGGCCGCCGTTTCGGCCGCCCATCCGCTCTCGACCCCGCCCGTCGTCACCAGCTTGCGATAGCCCGCAGAGCCGGTGCGCACCACATTGGCGATGGCGCGGATGGGCGAAGCGGATTTCAGCACCCCGTCGATCGCCGCGTCGATCTCGCGCGGCAGGGCATAGCCGCCATCGCCCCCGCTCGCCCCGCTGAAGCTCTTGGCCTCCAGCCCCGGCTCCAGCCCGCGCCGCACATAGCGCTCGACAAAGGCGCTGCGGGCCGGGTCATGGGGTGCCTCGACCGCACCCATGCCCTTCACCCCATCCAGCGCCGGCCGCCCACGCTCCGCCATGCGCGAAGCCAGCGTCGCCACATCGCTTTCCAGCGCCGCGATCCGCTCCGCCTGCAACGCGCCGTCCAGCGCCGCGTCGGTTCCGTCCATCTTCACATCCATGCTCATCTCCCGCACAAAAACCGCAACAAAAAAGGCGACCCAAACCGGAGCCGCCGACACAGAAAATCCGCCAATTTCACTCGCACCCAAGCGCGCAAGTCTTTAGGATCGCCGCCGTGACCCAGCCCGACTTCCATCCCTTCCTGCTGCCCGGCGAACATCTGCGCTGGACCGGCCGCCCGGCGCAGGGGCTTCGCTTTCAGCCCGCCGACATCTTTCTCATTCCCTTCAGCCTGCTCTGGGGCGGCTTCGCGATATTCTGGGAATGGTCGGTGTGGCAGTTCCCGTCCGCCGACTGGTTCTTCCGGCTATGGGGCGTGCCCTTCATACTGGTGGGCCTCTACATCACCTTCGGCCGCTTCCTGCACGACGCCTGGTTTCGCAGAAATACGCAGTACGCATTGACGGAGCGGCGTGCGCTGATCCTGCGCAACGGCCATCTGACCAGCCACGACCTTGCGACATTGCCCGGCCTGTCCCTGAAACTGCGCAGCGATGGCAGCGGCACCATCGGCCTTGGCGGACAATGGAATTTCATGTCCGGGCGGCGGTTCGACGCATGGACGCCCTCGGCCCGTGGCGACAGCTTCATCGGCATCGCCGACGCACGCTCCGTCTATCAGAGGATCGCAGCCGCCACCGCCCCCTGAACCACATCCTCCACCCCCGCGCCCGGCTGCATCGGGCGGGCGACCAAACTCACTTCCACCACGTCCAGCGCCAGCAGCTCGCGCGGCCGTGCGCCCCGCGCCGCCACCACGCGATAGCCAAAGCTCAGCCCGCGCAGCGCCCCGCTCTCCACCAGCCGCGCCGCCGCCCGCGCGGTGCCGGTGCGCGCCGTCAGCCGCCCCTCCACCGCCAGCCCGCGCGCATCCTCCCGCGCCGTGACAAAGCCGACGGGCCGCGCCAGATCATGCTCCAGCAGCAGCACCATGCGCCCGCCGCCCCGCGCCAGACAGTCGGCAAAGGCGCCAGCGCGGATCACATCGCCGCCCCGGTCCACCCGGTCGAACAGCGCCGCATGCCCCGCAAATCGCAACCCCGCCTCACCCATCACCGCCTCCCCAAACCGATTTTCGTCCAGATGGAGTCGAGAAGCGTGCCAGCCGAGTACCGGAGCGCAGCGGACTACAGGTCCGTGAGCACCGGAACGCAGGCTGGCACGCTTCGCAGGCCCATATGGGCGAAAATCCCCTCATCCCCGCAGAACCGACGCAAAGCCGGTCCGCACCGCCAACCCCAGCACCAGCAGCGCCAGCGCCAGCCGCACCAGCCAGCCGATCGCGGCCACCCGCGCGCTGCGCTTGGCATCGCGCCAGGCGCGCAGCAATTCGCGCAGTTCGCGCACATCCTCGCCCGCGCCCGGATCGGAGAGGCCCACCCGCGCCAGCGCCCGCGCCGCGCCCGTCTCGCTCGCTTCCTCCACCAGCGCGCGCACGCTCACCATGTCGCGCGCGCCCTCGCCCGCCTCCAGCGCCAATCGCGCCAGCACGCCGTTCTCGCTCATCGTCCTTTCTCCATCCTCATGCCGGGGTTTCGCACAGGCCCAGCATCCCGCGTTTCTCTTCCGTGGTCAGGAAATCGGCGCCCGCCACCTGTTCCCACATCGCCGCGCGCTCATCGGCCAGCACCGACAGCCGGTCGATGTCGATGCGCAGGGTTACGCCGGGGAACCACCCCTCCAGCCCCTGTGACAGCGCGCCCAATATCCGGTCGGCCAGCGGCAGGATCGTCTGCCGCCACAATGCCTTGTTCGCCTCGCGATAATTGGCATAGGCACTGTCGCCGGGCAGGCCGATCAGCATCGATGGCACACCGAAAGCCAGCGCGATTTCCCGCGCCGCCGCGCTTTTCAGGCCCACGAAATCCATGTCCGCCGGGGTCAGGCTCATCGCCTGCCAGCTTAAGCCCCCTTCCAGCAGCATCGGCCGCCCGGCGTTCGCGCTGCCGGAAAACAGCGCCTCCATCTCCGCCTTCAGCCGGTCGAACTGATCGGGCGACAGCGGCGCACCGTCGGCGGGCGCGTGGATCAACGCCCCGCTCGGTCGCGCGGCATTGTCGAGGAGCGCCTTGTTCCACCGGGTCGCCGCATTGTGGATCGCCACCGCGCCGGCCGCCGCGCCCAGCACGCCCAGCCCGTAATGATCGTCAAGCGGATGGTGACTGCGCACATGGATGACGGCGGTGCGGCCCGCGCCATCCTCCGCCTCCAGCCGCGCGGCGTCGTCGCCCACGCGATAGCGATAGGCGACCGGCCATCCGCGCGCGTCCGCCTCCACGCTCACCCGTTCGGGGCGCAGGGGATAAAGGCGCGCGGGCCGGTCCAACCCATCCAGGCCGATCTGCGCATAACCATTGCCATGCAGCAGCAGCGAGAGCGACAGCGCCTCGATCACGCTCTGCCCGCCCACGCGCCGCGCGATCAGCGCCAGCGCCGCCGCCCGGTCCTCTTCCGCGCCGCCCAGCGCCTTGATCGCCGCCGCCCCCGCGCCCTCGCTCACCAGCCGGGCACAGCGCTGCGCCACCGGATTGCCCAGCATCGCGGCGCGCAGCTGCGCCTCATCCCCGCCCGGCCAGCCGTCGGTCGCCGCCGCTTCGCCGCCCCAGCCGCCGATCAGCCCGACCAGCCCGCCGGACCAACCGCCGCGCGCCAGCACCGGCCGCGCCTCCCGCGCCGCCGCCTTCCGTCCAAACCATTTCATGCGATATTCTCCAGCCTCACCGATGGCACATCCGTGCCAGCGCTCTCACACCCCCCGCACCCGCGCCTCGCCCCGCGCGACCAGCATCAGCTCGCTCATCGCCCATACCAGTGCGTCGGCGCGGTCGGGGGATCGCCCCGGCCCGGCATAGCCGCCGCCCGCGATCATCCCGCACAGCTCATCCTCCAGCGCGGGGAAGGCAGCGCGATGCACCACCCGCCCGCTTTCGTAGAGCGCGGCGACCGGCTCGGCCCGCGCGCTCTTGCCCCGGCTGGCATGAACCAGCCGGACGGGCAGGCCCGCGTCCACCGCGCGCAGCACGCTGCCCACCATCGCGCCGCCATTGTTCGCTTCTGCAATCACGCGGTCCGCGCCGAAATCGCCCGCCGCCTGCGCGACCGCCCGCGCCCAGCCTTCGGGCGTGCGGCCCGCAACGCTGCGGTCGGCCAGCACATGGCCGATCCCGTCCTCGTCCCGCGCGACAACGACGATCCCGCATGCGTCGCCCTGCGTGCCGGCGGGCGGGTCGACGCCCACGACTACACGGCACAGCGCAGGGAACGGCGCGCCCGCCGCCGCCCGGCACCGCTCGATCAGGTCGCGCCGCCACAGCGCGCCCTCCACCTCGCCGATCATTTCGCCGTCCAGTTCCTGCCGGCCCAGATGCGTGCCGCCGATCCGCTGCTCCATCCGTTCGACAAAGCCCGCCATCAGGTTCGCCGCATTGTCGTGGCTGCGCCCCTGCGCCATCGCCACGCCGCCATCGGGCCGCCCCG